GCGATTGCGTAGCCTGGGCGGCTATGAAGTCTTTCACCGACAGCGGCTCGATGGACGCAGGTACTTTCTCCCACACGTTCGCCCAGCCTTGGACCATCTCGCCGGTCACCGGGTCTTGCGTAGCGCCGGGTGACTGGAAGGTGATGCGGTGGCGGAGTTTGCCCGCTTTCATACGCCCAGCCCTACGCGAGACGGCCACAACAGCGACTCTGCGCCATTAGGCAGTGCAGTGACCGATACGCCAGCCACCACGTCTTCACGGTGCGCGTAGAGGTGGCCAGTGATGAGCAGGCAGGCAGCAATGATCGCCGGCTTGATTACTATGCCGTTCTGAATTCGCTGCGCCGCCACAAGCGCGCCATCAAACTCTTGATCGGCATCAGCTATCGCTTCATTGCGCACTTCTTCGTCAGTGATCGCAGCAGCCGCATCCAGCGCATTTCTGTAAGCGGTGCGGGCAGCTGATCGCAATGTCGGCACGGTAGCGCGAGCAGTGGCCAGGGCAGCGGCATCAACGTAGAAATTACGCTGGAGAAAGTCCTGCGCCCTATCCTCTGCCGCATCGAGCGCACGCTGAACAATGGCCTGATCCTCTGGCTCTGCGTAGGTGTGCTCCATTGCCGACTCGATTGCGATCACGGACATGATTAGTCAGCCTTCTTGGTGGCGGCTTTGGTTGCTGGCTTGGCGGCCTTTGTTTCAGGCGCATTGCCGACAACCTTAGTTTGGTAGTGCTCAACAAACTGCTTCACCCCGCCGATCTGTGCTGGCGTGGCTTCAAACTCTTGACCCTTGTTAATGCGGCCTAATTCGTCGTGTAGAAAAGACTTGAGTGCTTTATACATTTGAATCTCCGAAGGGGCCGAGCAAGCCCGACCCCTATTTTCCTGGCGGTTAAGCGGCAGTAATGTCGCCGTACATGATGCCCATAGGGCGATCCACACCCAGACCAAGGCGCTCTTCGGCGCGGATGGTGACAAGGTTCTTGGTGAAGTCATCGTTGACGTAACCCATCTCAACCACAGCGCCTTGACGCTGATAGATGATTGCCGAGGTACGCAGCGAGCCAATCAAGAAGCTGCCAGCGGTCATGAAGGGCGACATAACCACGCTGACGCCGAACGGCTGGCCCCCTGCTACAGTGCCGGGGGCGCCATAGAGATAGGTGCCAGAGCCATCGCCTTCACGCAGTACTTCCATTGCAGCCCAGTCAGCCGGGTTAACAATGACGGTATCGACCACCTCACCCACGGCCCAGCGGTTGTACTTGGCCTTGTTGATCGACTCGACCAAGTTGGCGCCGCTGGTAGCAGTGAACGCGACGAAGTTGCCCGCGTCAGTCAGGCCGGACAACTGGGGCGTGGTGCCGTTACCCAGTAGCAGCTGACGATCAACGCGCTGAGCCAGGCCGTCACGCAGACGGGTATCGATGTATGCCGCAACAGCGGGCGCGTCAGCCAGGAGCTGATTCGACACCTTGATGAAGTGGGCCACCGTCTCGATCTGCACGTTGTAGGGCTCGAAGGTGATTTCCGACTCAGGCTTTGCAGCCGCCTCTGCAATCTCGGCAGCGCTGTTGGTCCATGCCAGCTCGCGCAAAGAACCGACCGCGTTGCTGGCAACGGTGATAGTCGGGATCTGCTGGCGAATGGTCAGCGGGGCAAAGCTGCCAGGGATAACGCCGGGGCGCTGAACCTCGAACGGCATGTTCGGGCCAGTCACTACGGTGTTCTTGACTTCGATGCGGGCCTTCTCGCGCTGGCCGGATGCCATGGCCTTGTAAGCCTCGGAGCCAATGAACTCGGCGCCGGCAGTCTTCACTGCATCCTCTTGGCTCGCCGGAGTCTGCTTCTGGGCCAACTCAATCATCTGGTCTTTCAGCGACTTGTACTGCTCAGCCAGGCCGTCGATCTTGCCGGTCAGCTCGGTGGATGCCTTGCCGTGAACTTCGATCTCGGCGGTGTGGGCGTCCAGGGCAGACTTCAGCTGATCCTGTACGGACTTGACCTGGGTCAGGCCGGCTTCAACAACATCTTTCAGTTCTTGGGACATGGGGTAGTTCCTTATGATTGCGGGGATTGGTATTGCTGGAAGAGTCCCGCAATCGCTGCGGTTTGGTCTTCAGGGTCAGAGTCGCTCTGATCCAGGGACTTGATGCCGCTTACCAGCGCGGTAGCATCAGCCCGAGTGAACCCGGCATCACGCAGGATTCGTTCGTAATCTTTGAGGCTGGCAGCCTCTTCAATGTCGCTCTTGACGTTTCCGATCTGCGCAGCCACGTCAGCAGGGGATTCAACCGCGCTGATCTCGATCAGCTCGATCTCTTTCAGTTCGCGCTTGCCCTCACCCAGTTCGCGTATCTGCACCGGGCGGTAGCCAATTGACAGGCCGGTGACTGAGCCATGCTTGAGTGATGCGTAAACATCCTCGGCAACGGAATGGCCGGGGGTCAGTTCGCCTTCGACATACAATCCTTTTTCGTCTTCCTCGATCTTCGACCACTTACCAATCACCGGGCCGTGGTGGTTCCAGCGCATCTGTATTGGGCGGTCGCGCTTCTTGATGGTCTTCTTGTAGGCTCCGGACATGATGGTATCGCCGTAGCTGTCAGAGCCACCGAACACAGAGGCATAGCCGCTGAACTTGCGCCCACCGTCCTCTTCGTCGAACTTCAACTCGACGGCGGTTAGATCAAGATTCTTGCGTTCCATTGGTTACCTCGACGGGCTTTTGCCCAGCTTGTTGAATGGGGATCATCGCGCCCTGGATCAGCAGCTGATCGCCGCCAGGCAGTGCCGGCTTGCCCTCGTTGATGCGCGCCTCGTTCGGAGTGCATTGCCCGGAGTTAATCGCCTCACGATTGGCTTGCATGCGGGTGAGGAGGTCGGCGCGAAGCAGCGCAGCATCAAAGTCGAACTCGCACTCATAGCGCGCAGCGTCACCAGGCTCCATGAGCCAGCGCGGAACGGAAGCCTCGAACTTTTCCAGATAGGGGCGAAGGTTCAGCTTGTAGAAGGCAGACAGGATCTCGTAGACGTTCGAGCCAAGAGATGACTGCCCGAAGGTTTGGTTCAGCAGAATGGATGGCACGCCAAAGAACCGGCCAATGTCTTCGATCTGGAATCGGCGCGAGTCGAGAAGCTGAATATCTTGAGGCGTCATGCTAACGGCGGTGTAGTCCATGCCGGCCTCAAGCACGAACAAGCGGTCATCGTTACCCTCTTCCAGTCCGGCGAACGATGAGCGGATCTGGGCGCGCTGCTCTTTGGTCAGTGTCTTGTCGATTGTCAGGATGCCGGATGGCTTGGCCCCGTTGCTGTATATCTTGCTGACGCGGTTATCCGCTGCGATGGCGATGCCAATACTGTTGCGCGCATAGCTCAGCGGCGAGAGGCCGACGATGCCATTGCCGAACAGCTTGACGTGCCACATGGTCTTGTCGGTGTACACGCGGACATTGGCGCCGGTCGTGTAGGTGTGAATCACTGTTCCGTCAGGTAGTAGTGTTGTTTCTACCTGGGCAGATGAAACAGGCAGCAGGCCGACGATCTCATTGCCGAGCTTTTGAATGATGGCGTAGGCGTTGCCGCTGATGGCCAGGTTCAGCGCCATACTTTCCCAGAATTCAACATCGGTTTGGTATTGGTTCGGGCGCTGGGTCAGCACCTTATGCAGCGGGTGATCGACTGCGACCTTGCGACCTTGCGGGCCTGTCTCGTAAATATTGAACGGCATCGAGCCGATGGATTCGGAGATCAGTTTGACTGCGGCCCATACCGGGCTGATCTGCATGGCAGTATCGAAAGTGACTTCGGCAGCAGATGCTGATCCGTATGCGCCTGGTTGGCCTGACTGGATACCGTCATCACGCGGAGGCGCACCCGGCGAGCGAAGCATGCCGCGCAATGCGTAGAATAATCCCATGTTCAGAGCACCAGTGGGTCGTTGAGGAATGAGTCGATATCAATCATGTCTGTCTCTTCTTGTCCGACCGCTGCCAGAGCCATTGCCAGCGCGACCATGCCGTCGATGCGTCCGGTCGTTTTTGCTTTGGTGAATTTGCGCCCGCCTGCCGGATCGCTTATGGCTACGGCGTTTGCGGCGCACATTGTCAGCACCGGGTGATTGCCGTGGCGCAGCTTGCGTGACAGTAGCCGTGACTCAAGCTCACGCAGTGCCGGCGACATATCTTTGAAGCCCTGGCCAAACTCCACGAACCGCTCAAGCTCGTCTTCGGTAAACCCGGCCTTCTCCAGCCAGGGCCGAAGGTGGCGCATGTTGTAGCGGTCAAAGTTCAGGCGCATGACTTCGTAATGATCGAACACCCATCGCAGGTACTCGGCAACAAACTCATATTCAATTGCGCGACCAGGGCATGTCTGCAGATAGCCTTCCTTTGCCCACTTGTCGTATGGAACGCGGTCATTGCGCGACTTCTCGGCAAGCCCTTCATCGGGCAACCAGAAGGTCGGCACCACGTCGCCGTCTTCACCCACAAGCACCAGGGCTGTAAGGTCGCTCACGCTTGATAGATCGAGCCCGCCGAAGACCGCCTGGCCTTCCAGTGATCGCGGCGCGGCTCCACTCTCCTTCCATATCGAACGGCTGACAAAGGGTGACCTAGCCTCGACACGCTGGTTCAGGATCAGGTTGCGGTAAGACGACTCCCGGCTCGGCAGGCGCTTGGC